TTGTTTGATTTACAAAGCCGTACATTTTTTCGGCAGTCTCAAGAATCTTGTCAAGACCCGGAAACTCTGGCATGCCTACAGTAGTAACGATTTGATTTGTCTTCTCGTCACGCTGGGCTGACATTTCCCAGCCAGCGAACTTGATTTTGTATTCTTGTTCGACCAAGTCTTTGGCCATGGTTAGAACATCAGTACGGATAGTATAACCGTTTTTGTTGAAATCAACGGATGGTAGTTTTGGGGTTTCAAATTGTGACATAGTGGTCCTTAGTGTGTATGTGTTTATTGTATTAGGATTGATTGTTTAGGTCAATCATTTTGGAAGAATTGGCCTGAGGTATTCTGAGGGCGGCTGTTCGCTCACCATCGCCTCGGTGCTTGGTAGTGAGTTCATTCTTGGTGGCAAGGTGTTGAATGATCCTGTTGCCCTCAATACAATTCATCCAGACTTCAGTGATCTTGTTGAACTTTGAGAAGGATATCATCTCCTCAATCAATCTGCCACCAATGCCTCGTAGTTGATGATCCTTGTTGACTGACACAGCAAGTTCCCAGGTATCGTCTCTGTTCTTTGCCATGTGCCCCCAACCTACACGGGTGTCATCAGTCCTAGCGTACCACAGTTCATGGTCATGTGGATGATAACACATGTTCAGGATCATCTCATCAATAGCCTGATCACTAGCATGATGACCGAATCTAGAGTACTTGTCTTCTGGAGTCAAGTTCTTTAGGTGAACACTATAATCGTGAATCTTATAGATGTTCGTTCGGTAGATATAGATCATTTTAGTTTTGAGGCTTTGTATCGTTTGAAGTCCTGAATGGCTTCAATCATACTTATGAAGAATTTATAGATCATAGAAATCCTTTTGAGTTCTGTTTGTCAAACTCATTTACCAAGCGCTCTACATCATAGGTGTTCTGTGGATTATGGCTAGCGATATATTCTTCAAGTCTTGAACCGTATGTTTCGCTAGCGAACATGCCACTGTATAAACCAATGATGCCGAAACCAGCGATCATTAGTAGGCCGAACAACATGATTATTTTGCCTTCTTAGTGGTCTTGGCGACTGGGAAGTATTGGGCAAACTTCTCAGATAGTTCTACGAATGGTGTACGATCACTGAGAACGCCGCCGATGTCTGTAGATACTTTGATGCCAGCGTCAATAGCCGACTTAGTATACGCTGTTTGAGCGTCTACGAAACTATTGAGGATGTTCTTGAGTTGTTCGTGTTGAACGAAGGTACTGACCAATGTTTTGTTGGTAGTTTGGATGGCGTCAATGCCAGAGTGTGCGAAAGTTTGAAACATATTTTTTCCTTGTGTATGTGTGTTGTTTGTCCTTTTATAGAGAGGACTAACTCTTTATTTATCAGCCGCTATAGCAGATAATATATTACTTCTTCTTTTCAGCTTGCTTTTTGGCAGGCTTAGCGGCAGGTGTTGCTGCCTTCTTTTCCTTCTTCTTGGCAACTTTGACGCCACTTGGTGTAGTGGTAGGCTCAGCGGCAAATGTAGGGATAGCGAAGGCTAGTGTAAGTGCTAATAGTAGTGATTTCATATTGAACTCCTCATTCTGTATTATTTATACACGGGGCGATCATCTATCGTTTTTAGATAGGCACTAACCGACTCATGTAAGGATACTAGCATGGCTATTCTACCATCATAAATTTTGATCTTCTGACGGCGTTGATCATTGTAGAAATAGTATGGCGATGTCATCTTACGGTCTAAGCCTGTGGCCATCCCAACATTCCCCATGTAACTACTCTCGCCATCATCAAACTCTTGATACTCAATCTGAGCCGATTCAAACGCTTTACTTCCAGCATAGGTAAGTCCAAATCCACCAGTTGACCTGATGTTTTGCCACCAGGTGACCATAGCATTGTCTATATCAAAGACTGTATGTTCAGGCTTGATTATGGCCACGATCTTTTCGGTGATCATCCTTCTATCCGGAAACTTGATCATTAGTCTGGGTAAACTTTGGTGCCATGAGTAAAAAACATCACACTGAATTTATCTGTTTTGAATTGTGTATTCAATTTACGACATAAATTTTTGGCGTGACCAGGATTACTAAAGCTAGTTTTTTTATACTTGGGAATCACTGACTCGTCAAGATAATGTTGAGATTTCAAATTGAATGGTTGACCATCATAGTATACCGCCCATATGCCAGCCGCATCAACAATTTGATCAACTTTATATGTTTTTTTATCAACAATCTCTAAGAGAATTTTACTCGGTGTGCGGCTCATGTTAGTTATTTATGGGGATTATTATCCAGCGCTTCCTCTAATGTGGTGTATGGACCGTTGTATTCGTATCGCTGAATAAAAATATATTTAGGCATGGCAATTGTTTGCCATTCACCATTTAGTTCAACATTGAAATAACCGGCGGCATAGTAACATTTGCTCTTAGGGCTTTTTGTATAGACATGAATCTTTCGCTTCACATCATAAAAATTGTTATATGGTTTACTGCCACCGGTTGACCAATGAGCAAACGAAATAGGCTCATTTCGCTTAGGCTTTTCAAGTTTTTGAAATGATAGATGAATGTCCTTTTCAATACTTTCAGTACTTGAAAAGTAATTGACATTGTCGCCAATCTTCACATTGAAGCCAGTAGCGTTGCTATTAGCCTCAATGTTGCCTACCTTCTTTGAGCCATCAGTGATGACCCACAGTTGATTTTTTACAATCGGTTTAGCTACTAATGCCATGTTTTGCTCCTAGGTCTTCAATCGCCATCTTGAGCACATTTTCCATGTGTTCGTTCAAGGTGATGTCTTGCTCATGAGCCTGCTTCATTAGAAGGAACAACATATCATCTGGCAATTCAAGTGGGATGGAGACACGGGTGTCGTAGTCTTCACCCTTGATGATAGCGGTTGCCTTCTCAAGGAAGTCTTCCGTAGTCTCAAGATCAACGAATTTTACACTATCGTAGGCTTCATCTGGATCAAGTCCTCTACTAGCGCATTCCTGTCGCCTAGCGTCATTGAAGACGGGGTTGACCAGACGATATGAGCGACCGTTACGGTGATCATGTGCCTCAACTTGATATACAGTTTGATCCTGTGTATCAAATATGATACCTACACTATAGAAACGCATGTCTACGCTTTCAAGGCCATAGGCGTTAGGGCCGTAACATTGCCACTGAAAGTTGTAACCTTCAGAGACACGATAGTTGATTGTTTCAAAGTATTGTTTTAGTGTAATCATGTTCATAACTTTAGTAAATATACCATTGCTTCGGGGCCATCAATTTTGATCAAATCATAGGGATATTTGTTTTGTGCCCAAGTAGAATTAGGGCGCTTTACCTTGATCATTTTTGGGTTGAGTTTATCAACAATAGCGATTGCCATTGAGTTATGGTTTGCCATTGCTACTACATCACCAACTTCAATCAGTCTACCCAAAATATCCTTGTGTTCAATTGCCTGTTTTGCCATTTAGTTCCTGTTTCATTCTATCTCGCCACTGTATGGCATCTGCCTCATAGTCAAAGTGAGGACTAAGTTCTAGGTCATGATTGTTTTCATCAACCCAGACATAAACTTGAGCGTAGTCATCATTGATCAGAATCATAGCCATGAGTGTGCCGTCCATTTGTTTAGATATCTAACACTTGCCCGACCTTTACGGGCGAAGTGTTTGCTCTCAAATTCATTATACGCTGACTTGTACTTGATGGCAACCTTTTTGGGAGAATGGCATGCCAAGTAGTGTAGTCGGCTAAATGTCCTGGCGATAGTCTGTTTGTTCAAACGATAGCCAGCAGGATACCACCTGACTCTTGTTTGAAAGTTGTAACTGTCGAAGGCACAATCGTATCCCTTCAAGCGAGTTCGGATAGTCCAACTCTTTGGCATATCTTGAGGACGGAACTTGTTATACATTAGAACACCTTACGAAGTTTGTAGTTTGCCCACAATAGGAAAGCATTGAATAACGCCCATCCATAATTTCCATCGACAAGATTGTCAAGTGTAGCGAACGCTAACCAGCCAATAATGAACCATGTAACCTCAAGATGATTACGATTCAGCCATCTACTAATTTCATTCCACATTTTGTTTTTCCTTTAGTAAAACACCGCTATAGGGTGAGTTGAGCCATTTGGCAAAGTATGTTGCCTGTTCACTGATCTTGGTCAATTCGTATTTTGCACAGAACTTCATGAAAGCAAAGCCAACACCAGGGGTCTGGTCAGTCTTTAGACCTTCACGAATAGATTGATCAACTGTATCTTTGACTTCTTGTGGCTGGGCAGTCAAGTCAACCAAGGTCACATTGCGATTGTAGTCATCAAGTACACGGTGTTCAACACCATTGTGATCTGTCCAACGACTCAACATCATTGAATTCCAGTTGAAACCCTTAGCGTGACGATCAGCGTATGCCTCAGTCAAGCCGATGGTCTTCTTGGTAGACTTAGTACGGACATTAGGATAGGCGGAGAATACATTGTCGGAAGAGTCGCCTCTCATACATTTCTCAAATAACAACCATTGTGGGTCACCGACCAACTTAGGCTCTTTAGTCTTAGTGTCTTTGATAGGGCGATCACGACTGTCAAAGTAACCCTCAAGTGTAATGAACTGGTCATTGACACCGTTGAATTGTTTCACATTAGGAGCAATCAACTGGACAAAGTCCGTATCGCTTGAGATAATGAAGTGATTGTCGTTGGGGTGAAGGTGAATGAATCTGGCAATCAAGTCATCTGCCTCGGCAGTGGCACAACGAAGAACACTAGTATTAGTCTTGGTCTTCAAGAACTCAATCAGGCTCTCATATGTCTCCCAGAACATAGTGTCCAGTTCAATCTCAGCGTCAGTCAATGATTCACGCTTGACGGTACGATTGGCTTTGTATGGCTTATAGAAGTCTTTACGCCATGAACGGCCCTCAGTACAGAACACCACATGGCAGTCATCACTGCCGCCAAAGCGGCGAACAACACTCTGGACTGAGTTGAGTGTCAGGTGAAGAGACATGCCAACTTTCTCGTCATCAGTAGACATACGAGATGCCACATATCGAGATTTGAAGAACATGTTGGCAGTGTCAATAAGAATGTAGGTGGTCATATTTTGAATGTCTGTGTTGATGGAGCAATTATATCATTACCTGTGCTTGTTGTCAACTGATTTCTTTTCGTCCGGCTCCAATATCCCGTACTACAGCAGGCGGCCGAACGTCATCAGCGCCACGATTTACCGGGTCCGCAACGGCCTGCTCGTATTCCTCCAACACAATACTCCTACAAATTTGAGTGAACCATCTATCCACGATATCCACATCAGTATCCGTGTCTTTGATCTTGTAACCAGCACGAATCAGATTCAACACAAACTTGTCGTTGAAGTCAATGGTAAAGTCACCCGTGTGAATGTCTTTGGTATTCATTTCAAAGTTGACTACATTGACATATGGTTCACCAGCGGCAGTTGCTTTTTCTTTCTCAGACAACTCTGGTGGAGGTGGAGCAACTGCTTTTGGCTTTCTAGGAGCACGAGGCTTCTTAGGAGGGGGTGGTGGAGGTTCGGGGCGAGATTGTGTTGGCGGAGCATTCACATTGGCCCCTGACCCAAACCAATTTTTTAGTTTATCAAACATTTGTTACCTTATTAGTTGTTTATCCATTGTATATTGATTTTTTACACTTGTCAATGTATAATGGATAAATAAAAGTGAGGGTCACGATGGTGGAACATCTACCCTCTCTAACGCTACGAGGAGCAATCAGCATGAATATTTATACGCACTTTGTCTATTGGATATATTTAGAAGAACATCATGATACCCATACTCAGGGATATGTCGGCGTAACGGACAATCCCGACAAACGATTCAAAGAACATCTAAAAGAATCTAAATCATCATCACCAAAAAATATTCACCTGGCTAGAGCGTTGTCAAAATACTCAGTTCGAAGAACACTACTTTTCCAAGGCACTAAAGAAGCATGTTATGATTTTGAATTTGATCTACGGCCAAACAGGAATATAGGTTGGAATATTCAAAAGGGCGGCAAAATAATCACCGATGCTAACATACAGAAAAGGTCAAATAGCCTTACGGATATCCAACGCTCGGAAGATTGGAAAAACAATCTATCTAAAAGCAAAATGGGTAGTAACAATCCTCGCCACGGAATAAAAGAAGATTCAGAACTTACTCATATCAGAACAATGAGTATGAAGAGAAGTAAAAACGCCAAGAACTACGATACATACAAAAAAGCCATTGTTCTAATGAACGATGGCAAATCTGCGGATGTAGTTAGTAAAGAGTTATGCCTCAATAGAGGCGTGTGTTTTAGACTCAAGAATAGGAGTCACGGATTTTTTGAGATTTTTCCAGAACTTATGTAATTCAAAACTAGCAAGATTTTTCATCTTACTTTCGCACATAATATCCGCTGTATCAAGAAATGACAATGCCCATTCATTTACTACCTGATTAGGATAATTGTCACTATGTGCCCGCAACTTTTGTTTTTTGGCGCCTTGTTCCAATAATAGATTCATGTTTGGAAAATCGTCATGAGTGAATCCTGTAGGGAAGTGTTCGTTTCTACTATATGAATAGTGGATGGTAGGACGAACACCGCGCCATGAATCAATTACACGTAAATATCTATCGTCGGTTGGTAGGATATACTCACCAGTTCGTATGAATTGGTGGTGTATGTCCAACACAAGAGCGCAGTGTTTTTCAAGTTCAAGGGAGGCGTCAAGTCCCCATGAGTTTTCGTCGTTCTCGATGGTAAGGGTGTTACGGGCTTCGGGAGAGAGTCGTTCGAGGGCACTGATGATACCGGCTGGACCTTGTTTGCCTGAGATGTGTACATTGATTTTGAAGTCTTGAAATTGTTTGCCATAGCCCATCCAACGAGCCATGTCCACATGGTACTCAAACTCTTCAATAGAGTTTTGGACGATGCCAGGGTTTTCGGAGGCGAGTACTGTGAATTGACCAGGGTGCATTGACAACTTGATATTGTCACGGCGGGCAATGTCGCCGATCTTACCGAACTCACGCTCCATGTAAGCGATGACATCGGCCTGACGCCAGAAGTATGAATAGTCGGCATGAGTATAGACAGGCAGAATGTCTGACGAGAGTCTGACCATTCTAAGTTCAGGATCGAGGGTGCCAACTTTGGTGACCAGTTGTTTGACAGCCTCAATGTTTGACTTCATGAGGTCAGTCAACTTGTCTTCGGCGGCGGCACGACTCTGGCGCTTGAGCCAGGCAACAGTGGTAGTACCAGTGTTATACTTTTTACAATCGTCTTTGGCATTGACGCCGTCAACTTGGTCAGGGCGATCAATAAATTTACAGGCAAAACCAATCCGCTTGATAGTCATAACAATCCAATATTTACAATAAAAGAATAGTATAACATATCAAGCGGATTATTGTCAAGCAATAGTATTTATTTTCTTTTGCTCTGCTTCTACGACTCGTTTTCGGAGGCTTGAGCTACTGAATGAGTGGTCTCTACTGTTGAATACAAGTTTGATACCTCGTTGTTCACAGATTTTCTTACCAGTGAACTCCTTGTCAATGTACTCAACGCCTAGGACACGAACATCAATTGGTAAGGTTAGAAGAATGTCTTCCAAATCTTTCTCAGTGTTGTAGACTACAATTTCGTCTACGAACCTGACGGCACTGAGGCTGATCTGCCGTTCTACAATACTCTGTATGGGAGCATTCTTCTCAGGACGGTCCCAACTAGCGTTATTCTGTAGGGCGGCAATCAAGTAGTCACAGTGATTTCTAGCTTCACTGAGCATCGCGACATGACCAGCATGAAGAATATCAAACTGGCTTGCCACGATGCCGATTGTTAGGCCCTTGTCTTTTAGATCACGAACCTTGTTGAATATCACAATAGGATTCCGAACTTCTGAGCGTCGGCGGCCCACTGGTCTTTGCAGTTCTTGCCTGACATGTACTTGGAGAACTGTTGGAAGACATACGAACGCATGTCGTACATTGTTGCCTCATCGTACTTGTAACCATAGTCGGCACAGAACTCTAGATATAGTTCTAGGTCATTCTGGATTTGACGAACTTTGGGGTTGGAGGTGAAGGTAGTTTTTGCCATTTTATTCCTTTAAATAGCGGGTTGATTGAAGTTGAAAATTTTCATGATAGTAAGGCACTCTACATTGTCGTAGATCAATACCTCAATATCACGCTTTGGATAGTGTTGAGCAACCGTTAAATAGATTGTGTTGATAACACTATCAAAGTCAGTATCGTCAGTGGCGGTAATATACTCACTGACTAGCTGCTTGATGTTATTTAGATCAAGCGATGTCTCTAAATTCTTTTTGTCCTCTACAGTCACAGTCACTTCAATGTTATCATGGGTGACCGTGACAGCGAACCTTGTCTTAGCATTGGTTACAGTAGTTTTCACTGACTCTATCCATGCCTGAGTTCTTTGATACTCAAACATATCAATCTCTGGTGTCTTTGACCAGGGCAATCATCATTTCAAGTTTGCCATGTAAGTCACCGATTTCAGGATACTTTTCGGCAAGCTCTTTGAACTTTGCTTCTTCGGCCATTTTCTTCTTAGCCCAAAGAACAACTTCCACAACATCATTGTCAAGTTCCACTTGAGTGATGCCGTTAGTTACTTGACACCAAGATGAACCGGTATAGACTTCCATTGTATTACCAATCATACGAAGGCGGCCAGCATCATATCTAGACTGGTCGACATACGGACTACCGGAGTAACCGTTGTTGATGTGAATGCCGTATCCGGCTGATAGTCCCTGAATCATCGGATCACCGTTGTTGTGCTGGTAGTAGGTACTCGTACTCGGCCATGCCACTATCTACAGTGATCTTCATAGCGCCTTGATCACTGATGTAGATATGTTTGTCGCCCTGTAGGTCCATGATTGCCAAGAATTGCTTGACTGGCCATGCCCAACCACGTGATAGAGTACCTGTCACATCTGATTCAAACACGAAGTTACCTGAGTGACTGGATACATCACCGAAGAATATTTTTAGATCGGTGCCGTCTGTCTTGGTAACGAATGTACTTTCTTCATTGTTGGCACTGGCTTGCTTCTTCATACGCTGAATGTTAGCGACTTTAGGCTCGAAGTCAACATTCCAGGTAGCGCCGGCGAACTTGACTGGCTTGACTTTTTCTTCAACGATTTCTTTGCTCATCAAGCGATAGTCATTGACGAAGTCGCCTGTCTTGGTCTCAAAGTGAATAGCGCTTGGCAGATCAACACCATCTTTGTTCTGGTAAGTCATGTTGATGGTAGCGTGTTCATCGTAGTCATCAAAACTAAGAATGGTCTTGAGTTTACCCAAGTTTGGCATGCCGAATGAACCGATGAACTCGGCATTTGGGTTCTTGAACTTACCGCTAACGATCACTGTACGATCTTCAGCGATTGCCGCCAGGGCTGTTTCTTTGTCTGAGCCAGTAACTTTTATCAAGTCAATGAATCCTAGTTGGCTGGTGTGGGAGATTAGGTCTTGTAGTGAATCTTTCATGGGTTTCCTTATATGTATTAATTATACTTAACCCAGTCGCCCAGGTCAAGTGTTTTGGTTGTTGATTTATCCAAAAGAGAACAAATCTGTAAATGTGGAGTTGATATCGGTTTCTTTTTTCAAGTCCCATTTCAACACTTCCAGCATGTTTTCAATTTTTTCGTCTAGTAGCACTCGTTCCATTTCGGCAACATCAAATGGCAATTCTAAGAACCACTTTGGCAGGCGAAGTTCGTCAGTAGGATAGGCAACGGATGTCATTCCTAGAGGATTATCCTTGAGTTTACACACAACGATCTTCATACCATCAACGATTTTCTGGCTGTAGTTGTCACCATTCATTGTTCGTAGATAGTTCCAGTTCAAACTGGCACGGGTATGGCCAGGCATGTTGACCTTCGTGGCGGCGCCTCGGCTGTTCTTTGCCTTCTCAAGGGCGGCAGTGTACTGAGTGACTTTCTTCACGCTCTTTGGTGAGCCTTTGGTCCATGGGTCCATCTCTCTGAGTTTCTTTTTGAACTCTTTGATGTTGGCAATGATGTCATCTTTAGGAACACCTGCCAGAACATCGCCCAGAACTGTTTCTAAGAACACTTGAACGAACTTTGGAGTATCCGAGCGCTTCATATCAAAGCCAGTGACCTTGAGTTTACCGTTCTTACCATTGACATCGTAGCGTTTGCCTTCTTTGTCATAGACATTGACAGCGTACTTCTTCTTTTTCACGAACAAGCCGTGATCAGCCACGATTTCTCGGCCTGCCTTGATGATTTCGCCATTCTTACGAGGGCAATGAAACGCTCGTTCCATGAACTCAGGAAAGCTAGCATTGGTATTCTCTGCCAATTCGTCATAAATCTGAACGGCAGTGTCTTTGTTCCACATTGCCATCATTTCTGGGTTCTTGTCCAACATAGGAGTAGCTGTGAAGTACGCTGAGTCGGTGTCGTTGTAGATGATTGAGTCACCAGTGTGATCATAGACCCCACAGATTGCCTCATTCAAGTGAGCCGACATGTGTTTGACAATCTGGCGACCACTAAGTGTAGTACTCTGACCAATACGCTTATCGTAGAATCGGCAATGAGCGTTTAGTAGAGCGCCATAGGCTGAGTTCAACAAAATCTTACGGACCAACTGGCGCTTGTCTAAGAACTCTTGTTCTTCCTTGTCAGTGGATTGTTTGAGTTGTTTCTGAAGCGATTTTCGTTCACTATACCATCTTGTCAGTAGACCTGGAATAATTCCTTCACTTTCGTAAGTGAAGATTGTGCCGTTAGCACTCAACATCCATGGTTGATTACTGTCAAAGATCATCTTCCAGATTTCAGCGGCACTAGCAGTATCCGAGCCGCCACGTTCCCAATCAACAGTGATCATTGTGCCACGTTCTTGGTTCATGACCGCTGTGTATTCTAGTGAGCCGAACAAGCCTTCCCACAGAACAGCGCCGGTGATGCCTTCAACTTCACCCTCAACATTCTTGAACTTCTTTTTCTCTTTGGCTAGTCGTTGACTTTTCTCATGGATGTATTGATCTGTGAGGATTGTTCTAAGTTGTCCGATGATTGTTTCAGGTGCCATATTGAGGGCACGAATAGTCGAGGGATAGAGCGAGTTGAGGTCAACTGCGGCGATTGATTTGTGGATTCCGACCTTCGGCTGAGCAACATAGGCACCTGCCGCTTGTGATTCATCTTCATCGTCATCATTCTTTCTTACTTTATTAGGGACAATCAGGCCACGTTCGTGAGCTTCATTAATAACAGCCATCTCAATCATAGCCACTGAACCCATCACTGTTTGTAACAGTACTGTGTTTTCGTGAGCCAGTTGATTAGCTAGGTCTAAGAACTGTAGTTTAGCATGAATCTTGTAAACTAGTAAGGTATCTTGGCGGTTGTATTCTAGGAACTTCTTCCAGTCCTTGTTATACAACTGATCAAGCGTACCTTCGTATTGGGTCTTGTTTTCACCAACTTCCATCTCGCCGATCACATCAAGTTTGTAGCTGTGACGGCTTTCGTAGTTGTACTTTTTGTAGAGTTCAAGATAGTCCATGTGAACACGACCGACTAAGTCATATGTCTCCTGGATTTGATCAAACTTTTCATATGTACGGGGTACAGGTAGTTGATCCAATAAGCAGAATCTACGGGTGTCGTTTTTACTCATGACTCGGGTAACACGATTGACCATGTATGGAATATCGTAACCGGATGAGTTCCAGCCTGTAAGAATGTCAGCATCTTCAATCAAGTCAAAGAATGTGTTGAACATATCTGTCTCATTGTCAAAGACAAATGTGTTCTCAAATTGACCGGCAATTTCTCGGGCAGTTTCGGCCGACATATGACGAGGCGGGATACAAAGCGTAATCAGTTGTCCTAGCCAATCAAGATATACCGAGATAGCGGTAACTGGATTGAACGGGTCACTGGTAGGCGAGAATCCCTTCTCTGGATCAAAGTCGACCTCAATGTCAAAGAAACAGGTATGTAACTTTGGCGCTCTGACTGCCAAGTAGTTGTCGGCTAGACATCTGAACACAGGGTTGATATCACTCTCAAACAGTTTTTTACCACTGTGAATCCTCATTTCTTTTTGAAACTCGGTTCGGTTTCGTGATGTGAACTTTGAGAGTGAATCACCGTAGACGCTCCGATGCTTGCCCTTAGGATCAGGGTAGTAAAAGGTATAGTTGATCGGGTACTGTTGGTACCGACGAACGCCCTTCTCATCTCTTTCTACAACCGTGATTGTGTCCTTACTTCGGTCGTGAATCGCATCAATATAACTCATTGTTTATTCCTACAATTATCGCCGTGCCATCTAGAGTGATTTCCTAAGCCCGACATTTTCCCACAGTGATCACATGTTTTTTTAATTTTTGATGGATTATTCAATGTGAATTGCTTTCTGCCATTTTCTTTCTTTTTCTGTATATTTTCCTTCGATATTCGTAGCTTGATTCCACGTCTATTAATATCAGCCTGAGTTTTTTTATCAGTCCAATTTTTACGTTTACCCTTTGTTTTTTCGCTAACTTTTTTAGCTATCTCTGGGTTTCTCATTGGATTCAAGTCACCACGAATATCACTACGATCTCTTTTATTGAACTCAATAAAGTGATGAGTGCCGTCTTCAATCTTTTTGATTGCCGAACGTCTACTCAGTTCGGAAATTTCTTCCGGACTCTTATTCATTCTAAGAGCGATTAGTCTAGCAGCGTCCCAATCGTTGTTAGCGTAGTGAATATTATAATGTTCTTCGATAGAGATAGCAATTAGATTGGAAGGATCGTTGTTTTTGTGATTGCCGTCTTTATGATGCACCTCATATGAACGACCATGCTCATCTTTCGGAATTTGACCGAAATGCTTCACATAGATTCTTTTCTGATTATTCTCTCTCCTAGACATCAGAGGGTAAACCCAGTGTCTTCCAAAATTTGTTCAAGGACTGAATGGTCACGTTGTGCCTGACCAAACTCTGCCTTGTGGGCAATTTTTACTGCTTTCTTGAGGATACTGGGTTTGATGTTACATTCTTCAGCAATAGCTTTGATTGTGTCGTTCAAGCCTTCGGTGAGGGTATCAATCTCGTGTAGAACACTCATACCTTCTTTCATGAGTTGTTTGAGTTTGATTTTTTGATCACCCGAAAAGGTGACATTTTCTTCTTGGTAGTTACCAGATACATCCATGGCGTCATTTGACATTTTATCTCCTTAGTGAATAGATATGTATCTATTGTACATGGATGTGTCAATAAGTCAACAGATTTTGGACAATGAAGATGCCCACTTTGACTTTCATCTGGCGTAAATCCAGTCTAGGCAGCGGCCGCCTATTTGACGCCCGAGACAACTAGTGCCTCTAACCGTTGACGACAACGGACCTAAGGTAGGTGACTATTTGCCTGGAGGATATCCTAGGCGATTTCTGTAAAAATCTTGGAGCGTATCGTTCATACTCCAAAACCTTTCTTGTTTAGAGGTACTTGCATACCTTTCTTGTTGACCTTGACTTTTGTTTTGGGGCCGAGGTACTCAGACTCCCAAATATCTTCATCTTCACCCTTATGCTTATCCCAGAAACTCTTTCCAGCGTCGGTCTGATCGTTGCTTCTTTGAATAGTATAACCTTCATCTCTCACGGCATCATACATTTCACTGGCAATGCCTTGGCGTTGATATCTCTCATCTACTTCAAGTCTATGAGCAACAAGAAGATAAGGACCTAATTTTTGAAATTCAACATTACCGAGTTCTTTTCCTGATCGGGTAGTTGCCGTAACTACCAAAATAGTATTTGAATCGTGGAAATTGATTACTAGTCCTCCCCGAGAGACATTGCCCGTCTTAGCCTCCGTGATGATCTCGTTAATTTTCATGCTCTATCTTTTTTCAATATGGATCTTAACATCCAACGATGTTTACCATGAGCATCAATTCTGCCGGCGATGAAGTCGGCAACACCTTGCTCATCTTCCTGTTCAGCGACACGGAATGTCTCTTTGAGATAGGCGACCATCCGTTCATTGTCTTCAAACAGTTCAGCGATCATCAACTCAGCACGAGGAATCTTTGTCTGGTCTTCAATGAAGCTGAGTTCGTTGAAACGAGCCAAACTACCTGGAGCGTATGAGTCAAGTTGTCTGATGATTTCAGCACATTTGTCGGTAGAATCATAGACTTCCGTGTATAGGTCATCAAAGAAGCTATGATATTGTGGGAAATTATCCCCCTCAACATTCCAGTGAAAATTACGGGCCTTAATAGCAAACACCGAAGTGCTTGCTAGGATTACTTTTAGATTGTCTGCTAACATATTAGTGTCTCAATAATAGTGTACTTAGCACTGATGGATCGTTAGCGCTAATATCTCCCTCGCCAGGAGCAACGATGACATTGTACCTCATGCCTTGAACTTTAGGCTTGCTAATATACTCATCGTAAGATAGGATAGAACTAGGACTGAGTCCGTATGCTTTGGCTAATCTCATCTTCAATTCCCTCTGGGCTTGAGCATCCCTCATTACCCAACGACCGCCTTTACCTTTAGCATCGGCGCCGTCTTTTGCTAGATTGCCCTTCTCGTCTTTACGGAGTAGGTCAGCAAACAATCTTTCAGGTACGATTCTACTGTTCTTTGTTTGCTCTAGGTTAGGGTCAGTTGCTTTGACTTGCTTTTCTTGACTAGAGCTAGCACCTTCTGACCAGTTGATAATAAAGTTAGCAGGCTTATCAGCAAGGGCGGCGGCTGCCATCTTCGTGTAAGCATAGAACTTAGTGTCTGGGTGATTCTTAGCCATAGCTAGTGCTAGGTCTAAGTATTCAGGCGAGAAGAAATCACCGGCATCGTGCCAGCGAATAGTGACCTTCCAGCCGTCAGGAAACTTCTTGTCGCCCTTCTTGCCTAGGCGCTCTTCTTTAGCAATCTCACTACTGAGTTTATTGAAGAAACCTTCTGGGTCATTCAATAAGAATGTTAGAATACGACCGTCGCTCAACCATGGGCCTTCAAATTGAACTTTGCCGCCCTTCATAGCGAAGCAGTCTACCTTACATGACCCGGCACCGGGGCATGTATTCACGATGATCAACTTGCCTGTAGATTCATCAACTGCTACACCTGTCAAAGCAGCAAAACCCACGTTGAAGAATTGTTCAAAATCACCGTTACTGTGTTTCATCTTCTCGTTCTGTTTGAGAAGTTTTTTAGGGCGTTGTTTGAGCGCTTCAATGACTTTCTCTTCGCTGTACTTTTGACCGTCTTCGTTGTAGTACGAGATTGCTGAGTTGCGGTGAATGTAGGGCATCTTGTACTTGTCGGTTTTTGTTTTACCAGACACATACGCTTCTTTGCCGCCCTTCTTATTGATCTTGACATTGCCTTTTTTATCAAGTTTGGCTGAGCCTTTGATGCGACCCATGTAGTCTTGGAACTCATCGCCACCAAAGTCACGCTGAGGTGCCGCTAGCTTAGTTGCTTCATCTAAGTCTTCATCGTGTTGACCGACGAATTCTTCCGGCGACATTACCTTGACGCCAGCCACTGCGCCAGGTAGTTTGATTTGTCTTGACTCAAAGAGTTCACTTATCTTCATCGCTGGCTTTCTTTGTGGATTTTTTAGGCTGAACTCCTCGGTCAGCAGGTTTCTTGCTGATAGATTTGTTAGCACCACTCTTGAACAGCTTGAGTTCGTTCTTTAGACGGTCGGCAATCATCTCTTCGGTGATTTCTGAGCCTTCCGCCACACCTTGTTCACGCTCTGCCTGACGCTGGGCCCAACGTTCTTTGTTGCGCTGAACTTGTTGAGGGCTTGCCTTCTTCTCTTTGCTTAGGTCACGATACAATGCTCGACCTAGTGTGCTGGTATGAGGATTCTTTTCAGCCTCCGCCACACCTTGGAAACTATTCAACCATTCTGCACTATCTTCAAAACCATGTTCTTGAGCCAGGTCGTCAAGTTCATAAGTACCCCAACCAAATCTATTTGCAATAATGTCCAATGGATCTCTGCCTTGACGGGCAAGTCTAGTGAACATTTTAGCAACTGCTTCTGATTCATCCATTACACCGGCTTCATACTTGTCATATTCGTCTTCATTTAAGCCTTCCGCCACACCTTGCTCTGATACTTTACCAGCAGGCACGCCGCCTCTCAACTTGATAACACTCTTGGCACCGTGCCCGGCTGCGATACGCTTGGCATCGGCATCATCTTTGGCAATGAACTTTTTCACCTGACCATTACGCATCATCATTTCATATTGCCCTTCGTTCAATGAGCCTTCCGCCACACCTTCTTTGACTCCGCGGGCATCGTTGTCAAACTCCCTCTTAGTAGCCTTGTTGATACCTTTGAAA